CCGTAGACTGTGGCAGTGTTGCCATCTATGATCTGAGTAGAACTATCTGTAAACACAGAGCCTATGAATATACCTCGTAGTGTGCCACTCACAGCATCTACCATCACAGTGGAATCATCTGCAAACACTGAACCTCTAAGATCAAATACTGGATCAACTGCAATAGTCAATGTTTTTGTTGTATTGTTTGTGGATAACGCAATACCGTATCCTTGTGTAATGTTTAAGGTTGTTCCGCTACTGCTACCAACTGCTGAAATTAAACCAGCATTTGCAACTATGTTACCAAATGCAGGATATGCTGGAAGTAAATTTTCTAATTCAACATTACCTGTGGCAGCATTTAGTGTGGCTGTTAAACTTGCGGTAACAGATGAAATAGATAATACGCCAGTGTTGGTAATTTTAATATTGCTACCATTGGCAGCATTGATATTAATACCCACACCCTCAGTCCTACCAGATGGTAATGCAGTTGTGCTCAGTAAAGAAACTACACCATCATTAGTTAAGGTGATTTCACCAGTACCTATTTCAGCACCTGTATAAGTTACACCAATCTGCCCAACAGTACCTGATACTTTGATAACACCTGTGTTATCGAATATAATACTATCTGAACCTGAATTAACAGTTAATCGTATAGCAGTACCATTGACGAAATTTAATGTGTCTGTAAATGAGCTGGCTATTATTTCACCTTCACCTTCTACATTAACAATTTTAAATGTTGTCTTGGTTGGGTCAATGATTAAACTGCCATCGATAGTTGATGAAAGGGGTAGATCAACAGTTCCACCAATTCCTTTGATATGTGCAGTACCTAACCATACACCGTTTAATTCTTCACCAGGAACAGTTGAGTATTCAGATGTATAAACATTGGCCCATTTATTTGTGCTGCTACCTAACGAGTATTCACTGTCAATAGTAGGACTAACACTAGTATCTAATGTTTCAAAATCTATCGGGATTAATCCAGCACCACCTCCTACTGTTGCTACTAATACGTCAAAGTTTTCGTTTACTTTAGTAAACGCTGTTTGTACTTCACTCCATAATAGTGGAGGAGCTCCCGGAGTAATATTATTATTAAACGAATTAGCAGTTATTGTAGTGCTACCTAATGTTTGAGATTGATTAACAATCCAGCTAGTACCACTTCCTGATGTAATAAATGTTCCCTGAGTTATACCTGTTCCGTACAACGCATTTCCAATCCCAATAGACCCGGATGTAACCGAAGTTACAGTTAGGGTTGTTCCTGTGATTGAACCTATAAAAACCGCTGTCATTATGTTCTCCCTACCGCAATTTCAATTGTTCCAATATGATCTGAATCATAGTCTACTAGTGATTTACCAACAACAGTTCCAACCTTAACATCACCTGTGGCTGCCATAGCAACTCCAGGAATACCTGCTGTGATCAAGATATCACCTTTTGTAATCTTACCAACTACTCGACAAGGCACACGTCCTTGTAGAGCAACTAAGTTTTTATGTCCTGGGCATGCTTCATACATAGTGTAGGCAGCAGTGTTAGAAACAACCCCTGCTACACGAGTATCGCCTTTGGCATTAGTTATAGTAACTTCCTTGTCACCGCCAAATACAAGAACTGTACCAACTTCATATAATTTGTCGCCTTCGTAGTTTTCTGCCAAGTCAGCTGAGTAAGTTGCCTGTAGTCTTGATTCATTAGGGCTTGTACCAGTTAAGGTCCAGCGTCCTGTTATTTCACCGTTAGTGATATTACCACCTGTCGTTAATGATTGGCACTGAACACTTCTTGCTGTGATATCACCATCAGTAGACCCATCTCTGGTTTTAAATGCGTGGAGGTTATTCCAATAAGAAGTTTTTCTATTTGATGGATCATCACCGTCTTGAATTAATATACCGCCATTTCCAGTATAACCGTATAAGCGGAAATATCCATTAGTACCTACTCCAGATGTAACAGCACTGTCAATAGCAAGTTTACCATCAATGTATAATTGACTTAAGTCACCAATATTAGCACCAAAGTTACCAGAGGCATTTCTTAAGATAAGTTTATTACCTTCGGGTGCTAGTGCTGTACCAACAGCTACATCTATTGTTGTAAATGCTGTATCTAATGCTCCAGAAGTAGTTCTGCGTAAAACTCCGGTAGAAGCACCATATTGACCATATTGATCTTTTCTGACACCTTCACCTAGATTAACAACCTGACTAAATTGCACAGATTCAACATTGCCATTAAGGCCAATGTCTGGATTTCCAAGAACACTAGTTCCCGGAAGCCATTGTAACTTGCTAGGTGCAACACCATTAGCTGTTGTAGTTGCTGTTTTTAATGTTACCCATCCATCGGTGATGGTAAATTCAATGTTATCAAAACTAGCCACACCGCTAGCAGCCTGCTTGTCTCTAGCTGTGCCTGTTGGGGCTGCTGCTCTAGTAGTAGATAGATTTAATAATAACTTGCTTTGTAGAACGTCAGCATTGGTATTAACATCAGCATCTAAGATAACATTAGGATTAATCTGTGCGTCAACTGTATTTGCTGTTGAGTCAATATCAAGAGTAATGTCACCTACTACTGTAGCATTAACAGCTTCAGCACCATCACCAGTGAAAACTAAAATATCATTGGCGAATAAATCACCACCACTGAAGTTTTGGAAGTTATCAAAAGTCAAACTCTGTAGGTTAACTGCATCTAATGGACTTACTGGATTTCCTACGTTGACAATCTTATTGCCATCGAGGTCCATATTGGCTTTCATGGCCAATTGACCATCTAAGGCCATATATCCACCTGTTACACTAGGAATTAACAAACCAGCAGCAACTGGTGCACCATCATGTGAAATACCTAATCTACGTTCGACATAGATACGTGTAGCATTTTCTGTTGGTACAGTGTCAGTGGCGTTATCTGAGAAACCTGAGTCTGTTGAAAATTCACTGATAGGTACGCCTCGTTTAAACCCAATACCGTCTAGGTTACTTAACGCGATTGCTGATGCAAAAGTTACTCGACCAGTACCTTGGTCAACACGGAAGTATGGACCAACGTTAAAGTTACCAAATTGGTCGGTAGTCACATAGAATACTCGACCTACATCACGTTCGTCAACTTCGTTGTCATCGTTTAATGCGTTAACACTTGGTCCGTATATTTCGTTTGGATAGTTTGTATCAGCATAGGATCCTGTACCAATTTCTAGTAAATCGTGTCCTGTTACACGTGTTAAAGAAATACGGATAGTCAACGAACCTGCTGCGCCGGTTGATCGTTTAGACACAGCTGATCGAATAGTGTAAGATGAACCGTAATCAATAATACTGTCTACAAATGGTCTATTGAGTAACAATCTACCATAAGGTTTGTTAGTAAGAGTTTCAGGTTGATAATCAACTATAGTGTATTCTTCACCTTTCCATACAAATTTAGTTCCGTCTGCTCTTGGAACATCACCTGAACCTAGAGCGACTACAGCAATGCTGCTGTCACCTGTTCGGCCAGTTACTCTACTGAAATAATGTTGACCTGATTGTGAACCTGATGTGTCAACTGCAACTGAAGAAACTAACGCCTCAGGTTCTACAGATATTTCAAAACTGTTAGCGGTCCAGTTTGTTGATCTAACAAAATATTGACCCTGTGAACTGATACCAACAGGCAATGATCCTGTGGTTTCAAATTTAATTACATCACCAATTGATAATCCATGTGATGTTTTTGTTATGGTTGCAGGGCTACCTACGCTGATCGTGCAGGTATTACCTATTTTAGTAAAGTGAGGAGTTCCTGTCCCTACTACTGTTGTATTAGCAGCGGCACCGCCTATTGAAGTACTAACTTGGAAACTAGTTCCTGTTAATCCCGAGGATAGCACATAATAGTTAAGAGATTCAGAAATTCCAATTGGTAATGTTCCACCAACTGCTGTAAATTGTATTTTATCATTAGCTAATAACCCGTGACTGCTAACTGTTGATACCACGGCCGGACTAGCGACAGTAACAGTGCTTGATCTACCACCTCTTGTAAATGAATGCGTACCAGATTGTGTGCCGGAAGTATTAATTACTGATCCACCTGGGGTACTGCTGAGTCTAAATGATGTAGATGTTAACCCTGCACTTATCACATAATATCTAACACCGGATGTTATACCTGTAGGTAATACTCCTGTGGTAGAAAATATTACGGAATCGTCTGCTGCTAGTTCATGAGCAGAGATAGTAGTTACAACTCCCGGACTAGCTATAGATACTGTGGCTATTGATGTACTTAGATAAACAGCTTCGCCTGGTTGATAAAGAGTAAGATCTAAGAAATCATAGTTTTCTCTGATAGTGGTTTTAGTTAACCCTAACATCGCATAGGTATGGATTCCAGTACCTGAGGTAGTGATATCTAAAGCACTACTGTTCTTGATTGTAGAAATTTGGAACTGTGTTGTTGTTAGATTATCCGAAATTACATAATATATAGTTCCTTCAACTAGCGGGCTAGGTAATGTTACCGAACTTTCAAAACCAATAGTAAAATTTTCTAAAAGTCCGTGCGGCTTAACGCCTTTAATAGATAATCCAGTACCACTAGATAAGGATTCAACAGATCCATTTATTGACGTCGATAGATAAAACTCATCATAGTTAGGAATATCAACAACATAATATGTAGTTCCACTAGTCAGCCCATTTGCAGTTGATGTAGGTACAAACGTATCACCTAATGTTAATTTATGATTAACAGATGTTCGACAGAGATTAGCTGCCGGAGTAACATCATCGGACTCATAACCTACAGTGACAATAGTCGCTAATACTTGTAAGATATTAGTGCCTGTGTCCACAGAAATCTCATAAGGCCCATACCCTGTAGGTAGAGCGCCAGTAGTTGATTCTTCTAATGCTTCAAATTGTAGTACACGATAAACGTCTGTGCTTGATTCATTTAACCTTAAGCCAGTTGATGGTCTAACAGCAACGTCTACTAAACTGCCTGTTAAAACTATATTAGCATTTGATCGCAAGGTCATTTTCTCGCCATCGAGTATTTGGTCAAACAGCCCAGTGAAGTTACCAGTCGGGTCACTGGTTAAGTTTAATCTAGTTACTCCTGGTGGTAAATCTGTAGTCGATACTGATGTAATTGGATATCTATAAATTACATTACCATGGTCAACTTCAAGTTCTGAACTGGCCAATGGTTGGTGATTGTATTTCCAAACATAAACAAATAACCCATTTGACGCATTAAAGTATGATGGACTTGGAGCATAACAAATTACTCGTTGTCCTAGGTCATCAAATGATTCTGTTGGTGTTGGAATTTCTAATGGGTCTGATCCCTCAGCAACTAACGCATACACACCATGAGCACTAGAACCAGCTACAGAACGGATTTGACCACCTCTGTTAGAATAGTAAGAAACATAACAGTAGTAGGTAAACATTGAAACAAGTTCAATCAATCCACCGTTTTGTGCGATAGCACCATATCCCATATCGTTGACCTGCGTAAAGTCGTTGGCCAACATAGAACGATTACCAGGCATTAATATTTCATAGATACGTTGATATGAGTGAGTTCCTGAACCAGCACCTGTGGTTGTTACAGGAATCGATGAGCCAAATGTACCAGAAACTCTAAATGTATTATTAGTTAATCCTGCACCTAGAACATAATATTCTTTGTTAGGTAGTAATCCTGTAGGTAATGTTCCAGTGGTTGAGAACTTAACAATAGCGCCATCTTGTAATCTATGATCCGCTTTGGTAATGATAGCCGGTGATCCTATACTAATAGTAGAGATCTGCGATCCAGGAGTTCTAACAAATGGAGTTGTTTCATCTAAGACTAAAGTAGCTGTAGATCCTGCTTTGTTATATGTAAAATCTCGAACATAGTTAATTCTATGAACAGTGTCATCAACAATAAATGAAGCTGGTAGATTAGGTAGTCTCTCTAGACTAGCAATACTAATCCTTGTGGTTGATGCGCTGGCTGTGTGAGTAAATTGTAAGTTTCCTGAGAAACCATCAACGAACATACCACCTGCGAATGTTTGAGCATCAATTGATTTAGAAAAGCTAGCACACTCTTGAGCATATGGTGATTTGGCAAGGATCTGACCAGTCGGGTCTAGAACCATCATAAATCCACCATGACCTTGACAGGTTACAGCACGGACAATGTTTGCGTCATTGGCCAAGAACACATCCATTTTATCATTATCTTTAGGATAGTTAACTGATCCTGACCCGTCAATCACATCAAAAAATGCTTTTAATAATGATGTAATAACACTGCTAGCACCAGTGTTTACTGTGTGTGTTCCAGATCCTGCCGATGTAGTAAATGCAGCAGTACCGCCTTCGGCTGTACTAACTCTAAATGATGTAGATGTTAATCCTGAACCGATTACATAATATCTAAGTCCATCTACTATACCATCTGGTAACGAGCCGGTTGAAGAAAATTCTACAGGGTCATCTTCTAGTAATCCATGTGCTATAGGAGTTAACGTTACAGAATCTAAAGTAACGATATCAGCAGGAGTACTGTAACTGATAGTACATGTTATAGGTTCAGTTTCTGATGTGAATGCTCGATCGATGATCTGAGAAAATAGATCTTGATACACTGGAACAATTTCTGTATTATCAATAATCTTTAGCATTAGGCTTTCTAGATAACCTAATACAGCTTCATATGCTGATAATTGTGCAGTGATAGCTACTAGAGCACTAGGACTTTGGTAATATTTTAAAGCTGCTGAGATAGTTCTATCATATCCTCCATATTTCAAATCGAATATGAAAGAATTAACTAATAATCCTACATCACGTTTACATAATGATTTATCATAAGGAAAAGTAGTAGTGAATGGAGCGATGTTGTTAAGAATCTGATAGTCCATCCAGGCAATAACTTCTTCTTGCATGAATGAACGATTCAACTCTATCAATGCTGCCGCAGCATCATAGTTACCTTTGTTTTTAATAGGGGGATAAACTGGGCTTTCAGTATTTTCTAGATAATGATAGGCATATAAGTTTTCAGCGATTGTTAGTCCGTCAATATTTAAATCTCTACGGAATTTTTTAAATGCCCAAGGACTTGAACTGGTGCCTGTACGTGGTTTAATAATTACACGTCTAAATTCGTCACCAATAATAGCAACGTTTCGCGGAACCTTCAACGGATAGTTTTCTTCGTAAATACCAGTTTCAATCAATACAGAAATTTGTGTCAGTGTTGTGACATCACCGTAGGAAAGTTCTTCACCTTCAATAAATGTACCGTATTGTATATCAACATCAAATATTTCACTACCGGCCGTACCTACTGGATATGATCCAGCACCTGTAGAAAGTTCACCACTGTGTGCTAGTATCTGTGCCAATGCACCTGATGTTTCACCACGTAAATATAATCCTTCTCGGATATCTCTGCCACGGAATGATTCAGGAGTTCCACTTAAAACATCACCTGTGAAATCCGTTCTTTGGTTATTTGTGAATACAAAGAATCGAGGTAGGTCAACAGATAGTGTAGGAATACTAGTAAAGCCACTACCTTGGTCGGTGATTGTTATACCAACTACTTTTCCACCAATAACTTCAGCAGTACCAAACGCACCTGCACCACCACCGCCTTCAATACGTACTGATACTAAACTGTATCCAGACCCTTGG